TATATAAGGATTCTAAGGTTCCTCCGAATCGTCTCTGCGGAAGTAGAGGATGGAACGATAGGAGCTGGCAAGAAAACTGCGAACGGTGGGAAGATTGCAGGTGCCGCGATTGATGGAGTTACTGAAGTATTAGGAGAGGGGGAAGAAAATGGAGTTTCTAAATAGCTATATACTACCTTGGCTAATGGATCACTGGTACGAAATAGCAATGACCTTCATAGTCGGAGGATTTGCTGCTAAGTATGTGGCCATGAGGAGCATTGCTAAGCACATATTCGACCTTGCCAATGAGATTATACAGGGTAAGAAGAATGGTGTGCTTGATAAGGATGAGCTAGCTGGAATAGGCCAGACTACAGTCGATCTTATTGGTGATCTCTGGGCAGTTACTAAGGGCCTCTTTCCTAATCGGAGCAAAATAAATGCCAAATGAAGAGCAGGTATCTAGGTGTGAGCGTATCTTCATGCGAAAGGTAAGTGGTACAGTATGGGTAGGAGCTGTTGCTATTATTGTAACTATATTTACTACCCTCTACTATGCCACATATCAGACTGAGTCTGAGATACGCAGTATCATGCTCCAGCAAAATACAGTCGAAGCGTACGAGACTGGTGTTAGAGATGGAAAGATATCTGCTCTTGATAATCGAGTGACTGGGTTGGAAGACGCTATCCTTGAAATCAACAAGAAGCTTGACTTTCTCAGCGGGATAAGAGCAAAATAAATGCCTTATATTGATCCTATCTTAAAGCAAGAGGCCCATGAACTAATGAGCGAGTGTGAGTTTAACACTGGCTTATTCGCCTCTATGATCTTTCCAAACCGCTTTAGGCTGGCATTCAGTGATATACATAGGCAGATATTTGCTGCTCTTGATGATGAGAGTATAAAGAAGTTAATGATCATTGCTCCTCGAGGTATTGGTAAGACTAGTATAGTACAGCTGGCAGTACCAGCAAAGCGTATCCTCTTTCATCAAAGCAACTACATTGTTTCGGTAAGTCATAGTGCTGATCATGCTGTGCTACAAATGGAATCACTAAAGGCTGCTCTCCTAAGTAATCCTATGATTGTAAAGTTATGGGGAGAGATGAAGGGCGACAACTTTACCAAAGAGCACTGGCAGACCAGTAATGGAGTGATGGTACTACCTCGAGGAGCTGGACAACAGATACGTGGTTCTATCAGTGGTGACTATCGACCTGACCTTATCATTGTAGATGACTATGAGGATAAGGACGAGGTGATGAGTGAGGATAATAGAGCAAAGACAAAGCGCCGCTTTTATGAGGATATTATGAATGCTGTAGATGAGGCTGAGCCCTGGCGCCTTGTTGTTATAGGATCTATGCTTCATCAAGACTCACTCTTATCAAATATACAAACTCAAACAGACAAAGAAATAGCCGATGGAAAGAAGCCAACATGGAAGGTACTTAACCTTTCCCTTTGTGATGAGCAGCTTCATAGCTACTGGCCTGAGAAGTATTCAGATGAGTGGATTGCCTCTAAGTGTGATGAGTTAGAAGCACAAGGCCTACTTGATTCCTTTGCTATGGAATTTATGGGAAAGGTTGTATCTGATAAGACAAACTTCACAAAAGAGTTAATGCAAAGGTACGATGATGATAAGTTGACTGGAGAGGAAAGGGCGCGCCTCGCTAGTATAGTATTAATAGATCCTGCGAAAACTACAAAGCTTGGTAACTGTTCTTATGCTGTAGTCTGTTGGGGAGTTGATCGTGAGGGAGATCGTTATCTCCTTCGTGATATTGAGGTAGGGCACTATACACCAGATCAGCTTCATAACGTAGCCTTTGCGATGGCAAGAAGGCATGGAGCTCATGTAATTGGTATTGAGGTGACCTCACTCGAAGATCATATCATGTACCCTATTAAAAACGAGATGATACGTCGTGGTCTTCATTTTGAATTCCTTGAGCTTCGAGCAAGGGGTAGTAAGGAAGAGAGGACTCGTCTTAGTCTTCTTCCCCTGTATAGGCGTAAATTAGTCTATCACAATACAAGGATAGCGCATAAGATAGAGATGTCTCTCCTATCCTTTCCTAAGTGCTCTGAGTGGGATGTTATTGATGCTGCTTCATACTTAGCACCAGCCCTTGAGATTGGAGAGAAGTATCTACAAAGGGCTGGAATGAAGACGAGAGAAAGAGAAGAGGCGGCTCTTGAAAGGCTACGAAGAGAAGATAGAATGAGTGATAGACCATTACGCAGGGTGAATGTTGCGTAACTTCTATGCAAATTGCATAATAGTGAGGAATGATGCCAGCTACTGTGTTAGGTTATGGTGAGTCGATGTCCTTTGACTCTCGATTTCTCGAGGGTACAAAGGATATAAACTATAAGAGCAAGTATCCAGATGGTATTGATTTAACTCCTGGGTCTGAGCTGCATAATAGAATAGCTACAAGAGTACTTCGTATAGCCCAAGAGAGCCATGAGAAAGTACAGAAGCGATTCACTGTATGGGACTCTATTGATGAACAGCTAACATGTTATGTTGACCTTAGCACGCAGCAACTGGAAGATGATGCTAAGGAGGGGTATGTTAAGAAGAAGCCTGTTCATGTGATAGTACCTATGCAATATGCTATCCGTGAGACACTATTGACCTACTTATGTATAGCATTTCTTGATGATCCTATCTTTCGGTATGACTTCGTAGGTAATGAAGATGTTGTAAAAGCGATGATGTTGCAGCAGGCTGTTGATATACAGGTTAGGAGAAGGAAGGTTGCTCTTAACCTATATACGCAGTGGAGTGATAATCTGACATATGGATATGGAGCTGTAACAACTCCTTGGGATGTTGAGACAAAGATAGAGACGAGAGTAACTCCAATAATAAAAAAGAACATGTTTTTCCAGAATGTAAAGGTAGGAGAGAATATAACAGAGGAAGAGGTAGTATCCTTTGAGGGTAATAGACTGGATAACATAAATCCTCGCCTATTTCTACCTGATCCTAATGTAGCTATAAATGATGTACAGAGGGGTGAATCTGTAGGATGGATACTAAGGACTAACTATGTTAATCTATTAGGGCAGGAAAAGGGTAGTAAGAATATATACAACGTAGAGTATATAAAGTCTCTTAGTATGATGACTAGTAGTCTGATGCCAGCTACATCTGCTGGAGATAAAGTAAGTAGCTCAGTGGAGAATGCAAGCTCTCAGTACCTTGCTAGGCCAGTTGATGTTATCTACATGTACATCAACTTGATCCCAAATGACTGGGGACTTGGTCCTGGTAGGTATCCTGAGAAGTGGCTGTTTGGGCTAGCTGGGGATAAGATACTGATAAGAGCGCAGAGACTTGGCCTTAATCATGGAATGTATCCAGTTGCAATAGCAGCATCTGAGTTTGATGGGTATGCTGTTACTCCTATATCAAAGCTGGAGACGGTGCATGAGATGGCCAAGGCAATAGACTGGTTTGAGACGTCTCGAGTTGCCAATGTGAGGAAGGTAGTTAATGACATGATCCTATTTGACCCGAGTAGGGTTAGGCAGGATGATCTAGAGAATCCAACACCAGGTATGTTCGTGCGCCTTCGTGAGACTGCGTGGGATAGGGGTGTTGAAGGCGCCATGATGCAGTTCAAGGTGAATGACGTAACTCAGGGGCATATACAGGATATTGCTGTCCTATCTGATATGATGTATAGTGCTACTGGTGCAGTGGACTCTGTTAGGGGGATAATGAGGGGTGGAAGTGAGAGGAGAAGTGCAAAGGAGGCTGGTGATACACACTCGTCTGCACTAAGTAGATTGGCAAGAATGGCTAAGATAATCAGTCTGCAATCAATGCAAGACTTATCATATATATTTGCTTATCAGACTCAGCAGCTAATGACTAAGAGAGTATATGCAAAGGTAAGTGCTACAACAGAGCAAATGCTCAGAGAGGAGTATGGCTATACTAATGTACAGAATGGTAAGATAGCTATTGATCCTGAGGAGTTGCAGATTGAGTTTGATGTAATCCCTAGGGATGGTACGATTCCTGGTGGAGAGAACGTAGAGGCAATGCTTCAGGCATATCAGATAGCTGCGGCACAGCCTATGATTGCGCAAGGACTGGATATGACACGCCTCTTCCTACATATAATGAGAGAGTCTGGAGCAAGGAATATAAACGAATTTAAGATAAAGGCAAAGGTAGTTGATCAAGAAGAGATAGCAAAACAGGCACAAGCTGGTAACTATATGCCATTGCCGAAGGGAGGCGAAAGTGGCAATTTCTGAGCAGGAATGGAAAGAGTTTAAGGAAGGCCCAATATGGAGGGCTATCTTAAAAGGTTTAGATGCTGCGGAGCAAGAAACTATAGAAATGATGATTAGTAACAATGCTCTGAAGGAGCTAAACAGAGATAACTTTCCAGAAATAAAGTATGGTAGGGGAGTTATAAAGACTATTAGGACACTTAAGTGTATCCCTGATCTATTCATAGACGAAGCTAAACACGGAGGGTCAGCAGATGGTACTGAAGCCAGAATTACAAGAAAGCTCGTACGGGATGGACAAGAATCAGACAGATCAGATCATGTCTCTAATGAGGCGTGACGGCCAGATAGTAAAGGATGTAACTCCTGTTAAAGCAGAAGAGCCCGCTAAGCAGGAACCAGTTGTTGAAAAGAAGGAAGAGAAGGTTGTAGTTGAGGAAAAGAAGGTAGAAGAAAAGAGTAGTGATCCTACATCAGGCATGTCTCCTGAGGAGCTGGAGAAGTACTTCAAGGAGCATCCTATAGAGGTAGTTGAGGAAAAGAAAGAGGAGAAGAAGGTAGAGGAAAAGGTTGAGGAGAAGAAGGAAGCTGCTCCTATAGTAAAGACTGAGCTTGAGTTGGAGAGAGAAAAGAACGCTGCTCTCCTTAAGCAGATCGAAGAACTGGCTAATAAAAAGAGTGAGGTACCAAATGCCGAAGTGCAAAAGCCGGCCGAGGAGAAAAAAGTAGTTGTAGCTACTTCTCCTGAGTTAACAGATGAAGAGTATGCAGCTATGTGGACTGATAAAGCTGCCTTCATTAAGGGAATACAGAAGCTTGGGATCACCGGCGCAGTGAAAGATGCACAGGATGCTGGTGCTGACCCTCAGGAGATAGCTGATATAATTGATATGAAGATATTGGCTATCCGCTTCTTCGACGAGAATAAGGACCTTGCTGAGATCAAGGGTTATACAAGTATGGTAGCGGGTGAGCTTAGTAGGAAAGATCCTAAGATGAGTGCTCCAGATGTACTGAAAGAAACTGCAAAAGTTGTCAGAGAACGCTTACATCTTCCTATGCCTGAGATCATAGAGGGTGAAAAGGCTAAGGCAGCTGTGCAGAAGAAAGATGATCCTGCATTTGCTCCTGTTCAGACCGGGGCCTCGCAAATAAAAGAGACGAAGCCAAAGCTAATGGGAGAGCAAAGGGAAATTCACGATCTACTTAAATTTGCGGAGACGAGGTAATGGATAAGAGATTTCCAATTGAAACTGCTATTGCTGCAAAGTCAGAGGCTGGTGTACTTGATATTACCAGTGGAGATACCAGCGATTCTACCTACTCGCTTGAAGTTGCTGATCAGGTAGTTGAGCTGACTGTCAACACTGCGAACTCAAGCGTTACCATTTCTCTGCCTTCTGTAGTAGAGGCAAAAGGCCGTATCTATTCTATTATGGCTGTACTGGTGGCTAACAGTAAGCATGTCTATGTCACCGATAAGGCTGGTGATGACACACTGCTGGCTACTATTGATCTGGATACTACAGCGGACTTTGTTATCCTGTATAGCAATGGCCGCCGTTGGTTCATCCTTGCAAGTGAGATGGCGTAATGTCTATTAAAAGCTGGCAGACAGATGTTGTTAGGGGCCTGTGGAACAATGAGATTCTTGTTCCGGCTAGTGAGGCCTCTACTGCATTAAGTGTAGCTACGGTGCTTTCTTCTATAGCTCCTGTAGTTTCTAATGGAGTCTATACGCTAGCAGCTGGTATTGTAAATCAGATAAAACTGTTTACATTCTATGCTGGTGGCAATGGGAAGACTGCTACACTTACTCCAGTTCGTTTGGTAGGCGGCACTAAGTTCACTTGTACGAAGAACGGAGATGGAGTAGTACTCAGATACAACGGCTGGACGTGGGAGGCGATAGCCTTTATAGGCTCTCCTACATGGGACGGAGCTGATATCATACCCCGTCTATCAGATAACGGAGGGTATGAGTATCAGATACTGTTAGCAACTAGCTCACTGTCTAAGCAGACGTGGACTATCACAGCAGATAAGACGTTTGATCCACTGTTTAATATAACTCTTATAGACTGTGATACAGCTGGTGGTACGCTTGAGATAGCTGAGGGAGTTGCTGGGCAGTATAGGATGGTTACTGTTATTAGTGGTGGGTATGTTGTAGACTTCAAGTCTGACTTCTTCTCTGACTTTGTTATAAGGCTGCAGAATACTGGAGATGGGGCAGTTGTCTACAACAACGGTGCTGAATATGAGATAGTCGCCCTCTTTGGTAGGGCGCAGAAGGTGGTGACATGAGTCGTGGATGGAAGGAAGTAATCATAGGGGGAGCACACGACTATCAGGTGAAGACAGCTGATTCTGCGATCCCCCTAGATTTTACTATGACTTATCTTTCTGGAGCTAGTAACGCATTAACAGCGGCAGCTACAACTCTTGCAATAGGCCAGGCTGGTGAGTATATCTATATAGGGTGTAGTAACCACGCTGCTGCCATTGCAATAACAGTTACTAACTGTATAGAGACTAATAACATCTTCACTTTTGCTGCTGTAGGTGACTATATCATACTCTACTGTAATGGGCAGAAGTGGGAATTGGTATTCAAAACTGATGGAGTCACGCAGAGCGTGTAAGGAGAATAAGATGGGACTTGGTGGAACTGCACTGCTGAGGACATTAGGCATAGACTCAGACGGAAAGAACCTGGAGTTATTTAACGGTGGTGGTGTGCGCTATCGTGAGTATCCCTATACTAATGGGGCCATTTATAAGCAGTACTCAACAGAGAAGTGGCCTCTTGGGACAAGGTGGGTAATAGGCGAGCGCACCTTCCATTTTGCGAAAGCAGGTACTGTCGCTCTGGTAGCTGGTTGCCTTCAGCAAAGCGCACCTCTGGGAGGCATGGGCACTACCAATCCTAAGGGATTGACGATTGCCACTGCGTCTCCAGCAGGAGCTAAGTATGGGTATGCCACACTTCCGAACGGTAGTAGCGATGCTATTACTGCTGATCTATTCAGAGGTGGCTGGTATGTCCTAGCAAGTGGTTCAGCAGCACAAGGCGCTGGTCAGGCATTTCAGATCAGAAGTCATGCTGCTTCTGCAAAGAATCTGAGTGTGAAGTTTAACTTCTTTGAGCAGATTCCTGTGCTCATCAGTACGAGTGCGACTGCCTCACTGCATATCAATATGTATAAGAATATCATTGCAGTACCTGTAACTACAGCTACAGGTACCCCAGTTGGTGTTCCTTTGATTGCAGTGACTGCTTCGTACTACTTCTGGCTACAGACCTGGGGTCCGTGCCCGCTGAATATGTCTACTGGGGCTATTACAGTTGGTACTGATCTCGTAGTTTCGCTGGCTGCTAGTAAGGCTGAGGTTCAGGTGGCTGGTGCTAGTAGTATAGCTCGTGCTCGTGTGGGCAGAAGTA